ACTCGAAATAACCCTCTGAGTTTTTCCCAGAAAGGACCCAACGTCTACTAAATCGTGACGTACTATGCCTCAATCCCTCCCATGTTGCGACATCTTGAAACTAATAACAACTACATAGAACATATGGCTACAACTTACCGCTATAAGTAACACGCCAACTTTTTAGATTAATGGCTACTAATTACCGCTAACTATCTCTAATTGCCTCTAATTATTGCAGTATGTCGCAGTATGTCGCAGTATGTCGCAGTATGTCTGCCAGTCTTGCAACGTATTAATACCTAACGTCTCCAATCGTCTCTATTGACCGCAATTTGCCACCATGTACTACATAGCACGTTTTAGTTTGGGCTGTCTGAAGGCCATACAGAGGCCATATATTTATATGATTTTAGGCTAGATTCTCCAGAAGAAATAAAAAAAGGCATAAAAAAAAGCCTATTTATTAGGCTTTTAAATAGTTGTTTAGTATGCTCTTAATCTTCAAATAATCCTAGATGATCCTCTAAGTTAGCTAGGATCATATTCATAATAAAGTTAATCTCTTCATATTGTCTTGACCTGATTTGATCATGTATATCACTATTATCATTCCTGAAACAATCATCTTCAAAATATCCCCTAGAGTTATTATCACTTAACCATTTAGCCAAATCATAATTATAAATATCTACTAAACTATCAACAGTCTCAAGCTCTAAGCTATCCCTATAATCATCTAAATCAGGATCATTATCATAAGTAATAAAATGTTCGTATAAGCTGTCAATAATACTGTCTACCATTTCATATCTCCAATCATTAGGAAACTCTCCATTATGGCACTCTCTTATGATCTCTTGTAAATTCTCTTTAAATTGACTTTCCCATAAAAGAACATATTCGGAGCCGTCTTCTCTTTTATCCCTTGTAAGAGACTCTTTGAAGATTCTTAGAGATAGTTTGAACTTATCAACTTGTAGGGACTCTCTAAGCTCACTTGGAAAAGTAAAGAAGTTAACTTCTTTTTTATCTCCAAATAAATTTTGGAAGGCTAAATATTCATAGATAGGACTATTGAAAGTCAACTTATCAAAAGCTGACATATAAGAATTTAAAGCTTTGATTTTTTTAAATTCATCAGTAAATGACTTTTGAGCTTGACCGAAAGTAAAAGAATTAGTGTGTAGCATTGTTTTTAAGAAAAGATGGAAGAGTTACGGGTTTAATAGGTTTGTAGCTTTGACTTTTAGGATCAAAACGCAAATTAATAGTTTTAATTGTTCTAGTCATTTAAAAGCTCCATCATTTCGGTAAAAGCTGCCTTATATTTATTTGGTGAATAATCATCATTCTGTAAATCATTAACATCTACGGTTAAAACAAAAGCATGAAAAGCCTCCATATCTTGCTTTTTTAGATACTCGTCAATCGCTCCATATTCAACGCCTATTTGGATAATTCTCTTAGTATTTGCTTTAGTTCTTTTTAATTCTCTTAAAACGTGTTGAGCCTCAATACTATTAATAGCCTCACAATATAAAGGCTCGATATGGTCAGCAACTTTAAGTCCTGACTTTTTATAAGCCTTATTGATTAAAGCAATAGAGTCCATGAGATAAAAGCTAAAAGATAATTACATTTATTAATATACAGAGTAATGGTACTAAACCGCTACTCTGTAACATTTATTCATAATTCATTAAGGCATCATCAAAAGCCTCTTGATATGTTTCAAAAGGCCCAAATGCGTCACCATCAGGAAGGCAGGCAGGAAAGCAAGCCCACCAATAAAAATGTTTGTCAGCATGGAGGAAAACTTCAAAACTTCCACAATCGTCATTAAATCGGTGATAAGACATAATTAAAAACTTAGAGTTAATTGGGCTTTTCTAGCTTTAATTTTTTCCATTCTTTTATTTAAAAAATCCCTTGTTTCATCACTTAAAGTCATATAGATATTTTCATTTATTGCGGTTGAAACATCTTCATGTAATGAATAATTAAATTCATTATCCATAAAGAAAACTAATAAAGCTGTTCCTATCTGATTATGATCCCATAAAGATATTTTTCCCCACTTTTTAAGGTCATTCTCATAGTGTGGATAATAACCGTCACAAGCGGTAAAGCGTTGTTTAATTACTGCTTTTAGTTCTTCATATTTGTTTTTAAATATCCATCTTAAAAGCTCAATAACTTCATTAGTTGGTAACTCACAATACAAAATATCCAAAGCATGACAAGGATGATATTGACTGCCTAAACTTTCAAATATTGGGCCTAATAATATTTTTGTTTCTTCTTCTATCGGTTGAAAATATGCTGAGATATAAGCCTTGCAAACTTCTTTTTTTAATTCTTCCATATTTTGAGAAAAAAATGAAGTTTCGACTTCTTCTTTTTCTTCTTCATTTAACTCATATTCTTGCTCATAATATTCAAGTTCATATTGAACAACGTGTTCCATCTCAGAGTCAATCCAAGAATAAGAAAAGCCTTCAAAATTTGGAATTTCTATTAATGAAGAATCCATAATAAAAACTAAAAAATAAAATTACATTTAAGACAATACAGAGAAACGCTACCAAATCAATATTGCTTAACATTCAGTAACAATCTATAAATACGTCTACTTGTCAACGTCTACTCGTTATAGCTATACCTACACGACAACGACTACTCGGCGTTGCTATTTTATACGTCTACCTCTATTCGACGTTGTTATTCAATACGTCTACTTGTAGTTGTTAATTTAAACTTTTTTCAAAATCGCAAAAAAAATTCAGGATAAAAAATCCTGAAAAATTATTTTTATGTGCGTACATTCGGGGAACCTCCTATGTGCGTGTGTGCGTGTATGTCAAAGCTTGCGAGTCTCTCTGTATGTGCGCCCTAGCGAGTCTCCGAGTCTTCGTGATAGCGAGTCTCTAACCATAGACAGTATCTCCAAAGCAAGCTACTTGGAAAATCAAGTCAGCGAGTCCAGCATCAATCAATCCCATATCAATCTCTTCATCATCCTTTTTAGGTTTAAAACAACTTGCAATTTGAGAAGCATAATCCCAATGAATACTTGTCTTATTGCTAGAGATTTTGTTAATGGCTTCAAGCAGGTCTTTAATCTTGATGTTTACGGGTTCCTCATCCTCTCTATCCATACCAGAGATAGGATCATCAAGAGTGAATTTTTTAGCCCATGCAGCACATCCTTCCCACTCATACTCACCCTTGTAATAGCCTTCGCTATCAGTTTCTATTCGACCTATAGAAACATCTTCACACCAATAACTAGAGCCTTGTCCAATAGAACAGAAGAGAGAAGTCATGTCCTCTTCAGAGAGTTCTACATTTGTTTGATATTCAACTTTAAACATTAGTGTTTTCCTCCAAATTCAGCTTTAGAAAAGGCATCTCTAATAGCGTCTTTTAATAGCTTGGATGCCAAGGTTGTTGGTGGGATGGGGTCTTGTGTAACTAAGTGAGAAAGATCCCATGACTTGCCGCAAGTAGGGCAATCTGTTGCTAATTCACCCTTTGCAAGTGCTTTAAGCATTTCCCATTCTTCAGTAGGAAGTTTGGTGTTGACTTGATGTTTCATTGTTCTTTTTTCTCCTGTGGTTTAATTGTTTTCCATTCAGCTTCTTCGTGTTTCCTGCTAACACGGCCCAAATATTCGTCTAATGCCAATCGATTTTTTTCTGGAGTGCCGTTATTTATTTTAGTCATTTTGTTCCTCCAATTCGTTGTATTCGTTGTTAAGAAAGCCATCAGCATTAGCGGCTTCAGTTGCTTGAGCTTCATTCCAAACTTGAATAAATTTGGTAATGACTTGTTGTTGCTTTTCGCTTAGTTCAGAAAGTGTATGCTCATCAGCAGAGATGCAAGGTAATTTTTCTTGCAAACAATAAGCTGAATAAAGTTCACTATAAAAATCAATTTTGTTCATGGTTTAACCTCTTCTAATTCTTCTAAGATGTCTATCCAATCGTTCTTTCTTCCCCATATGTCTTCTTCAGTACACTCACTAAATAGAGCAGGACTGAAGTTCATTGCTTCAATCTCGTCATAAATATCACCTAATTTATCTTCTGGAATGTTATCAATTAATAATTCAATAACACTATTCATTCTTGGCACAAGTTCAAACATTGCGTCCAAATAGGCTATTTCACCTTTAACTTTGCTGGAGTTTCTAATTAGCCTTTTACAAGCGAGATCAAGGCAAGTACTCATGCTTATGCTCATAATTTAACCTCACATTTACAAGGGAAATAAATTTCAAGCCATTTCATAGCTTGTATAAGAGCTTGTTCACAAATTGCTTGATTAACAGGCTCTTCATAGTCTTCGATTGAATCAAAGAAATTACGAGCTAATTGCATAGCTCTAATAGATTCAGGTAAATCTGATTTGCCGTTTTCTTTAGTCATAATCATTCCTCAAAGTCATTGAACATTTCTTCTAATTCAATAGGTTTTTCTGATTTAAAAATCACATCAACCCAGTTCCATGCGTCATGCTCTGAATACGTTTCCTCAAAGTCTTCACTTGTCCAATGTGGCTCTGCATTGCTTCCTATAAAATCCAATACAGCTTTGTTATGCCACTTTTGAATTAACTCTTCTTTAGTTAATTCAATATCACTTGAAAAAACTCTTGAAGTTTTAATGCGTCCATCATTATGGAAGCCTTCACGACCAATGACTAGGTAGTTCATACTTCTACCTCCTGACCTAGCTTGTTAAAAGCTTTTTGTAAGTCTGGAACAATTAAATGTCCATCATCTGTAAGATGTGAGATCATTTGATTGAACCATTGATTATTCACTTCATGCTCATAGGCATTTAAGTGAGGAAAATACTTTTGACTCCAGTTCATGCTTCCTCCTGACAATGTGGACATTCAGGTGATGCAATAGGTCTTCCAGACAAGATTGCTACAAGAACTAATACAGCAACCGTTGAGGCTGGCTGATCGTCACTAATAACGATTGATGAGCAACCTTCAGGAAACTCAAGGCCGTCTTCAAAGCAGCAAACGTAACTTGTAGGATCATCTTTAAGTTGAGTGATACCAAAGCCAACGCCTTTGCTTTTATCTTCAGAATGGCCCATATAAGCAGGATTAAAATCATTAATGTCTAACCCAGCAGCATCTAGACCAATAGCTATGTGTTGCTCAAAGCTAGAAGCATTTGGCCCTAGCTTTTTGCGTAGTTCGGTGTCAGTCATACTGCCACCTCTTCCTGAGACTTTTTTGCGTCTTCTTCCTTTTGAGCTTTGAGTAACTTGTCAAACTCAGCTTCATATTTATCATCTAATTCTCTATAAGTTTTATAATCTCTTTCTTTAATAAACTCAGCAGCTTTAAGCTCTTCCTGAAGCTTTGGTATCTCAGCTAATTGCTTTAACTTAGCTTCCCTTAAAACTTTTAATGACTCGCTTAAGGCACAAGACATATCTTCATCTACTCCATAAATTCCTTGATATTTTTTTGCGAATTTTTTAACAGCTTTTGTATAGCCAGCATTGCCATAAATCAAATCACTGTCTAAGTCATCTAAGATTCTGATAGCAGGATCATGCGTATCAGTATTCATAATCTTATGATTAATTGTCCTTTCTAGATCTTGACACTTTTCAAGATTTACTCTGTGAACTTCAAGAGCTTTCTTTAATTCGGGGAACCTATCATCAGCCTTCCATTGGTGGAAGTACTCAGGAATACGTTCAGTTGTTGTTTTTGTAGTTGATGCCATAAGGCTGGGCCGATAAATGATAAAGAATTAGTTGAACAGTTTAGTCACATGTTCAGGTGATGATGTTTAAGACCCTGAAAGTCTGAGTGAAGACTTACCAGATACTTGCTTACCTAGACCGACAGACGCACCAGCAGCACGACCTGATTCACGCCCTGAACCACCGCCTGTAAATCCACTACCTTTGCCTAATCGTGGATAAGTTTTGTGCATCAAAGCTTTACTTATATCCATTTCAGTAGCATTTTTACCTCTTACAACCATTGCTGATTGATTGACTGATTCGTTATTGATCTGAATTGTTCTACCGTCTTTCTCTTCAGCTTTTTTCATTTCATGTAACCTAGTCCAAACTTGATTAGCCCATGCTTTTCTAAATGAGAAATTAAAATCTCTTTTAAACCTATAACCATTAACGTACTTTTTACGCTCATCAATTAAGGCACGATCTAACGCTCCTAAAAGATATTCTGTATAAAGTTTTATTTGAACTTCATTTCCTTTAGTTGCAAAAACATCGAAATGATCTCTACAGATAACAATGTCACCATTAAAGAATCTTGCAACAGCACCAAGAATAATTTGCTCAGATGGTGTAACTCTGTTGAAAAAGATTTTGCCGTCACGATTAACCCATTTCCAAGTAGTAGGCTCTTTTAAATCTTCATCTATATCTGAAGAATTAATTTTACGTTCTAACTCAGATTGAGTAATTCCATATTTTTTAAGCTGTTCTTGAAGCTTTGCTTCAGCTACTTTACGCTCATTAGCGTTAGAGCTTGAAGTCATGCCAAGTATCTTGGCTAAGAATGAAAAATCGTTTGTCATAAAAGATAGGTCTGTTGAAGACATATTTAATATATCAGAAAAAATACCGTAACGCTACCCTGTAATAATTCGTAATCAATCAGGATCTTGCCAATAATCTTTTATTGCAATTATTCCTCTTTGTGTTTTACTGTTCATTGGATATAACTTTCTAAAATTCTTATTATTTGGCTTAACTACAATTCCATCCGTAGGAATATAGTTTGAAAAGAATCGACTATCTAGCCATAAATCATGGCACTTTTTTATATAGTCTCTTTTATTCTTTTTATCTGCTATTGCAAAACGTGGTATTTCAAAGCCCCAACCACTTTGCAAAAATCTAAGCTGATCCAATTCAGTTGTATAACGATCAACTACTTGAAAAGCACAGAAATTAATTTGTGAATCAATCTTTTCAGGTGCTTTTTTTCTTATATGACCTGCTGCAAGTCTCTGTGATGTTGCTGGTGTTTCGTGAGGTGCGTAAAGTTCACCTCTAATATGAACAACACCTTTTGCATCAATAATCTGAGGAATATTTTCAATAAAACGCATGTGATAAGTTTTATCTTTGCCTTTTCTATTGAAAGCAGCTACAAAAAGTCCATCAACATACCTAAGTAAAATTGCAATTCCATCAATCTTAGGTTGGATAATTAAAGTCTCATCGTCTGGAATTTTTTTGTACCAATCATCAAAAGAGTTTGTATCTATTCCTTTAAGTGCGAGTCCTTCATCAATCTTGCTAAGAACAGGATGATCTGGTGCTAGAGATTTTAATTGTTTTTCTAACTGATTAAATTCTTGATCGCTAATCCTTGCGAGTCCTGCCCTGTATAGTTCGCTATGCAATAAATACTTGCTTGCGAGTTTTTCAATGTCTTGGATGTCCATAAGAGATAAAAGATAGGGCTTAGAGCCAGTACCAATATAGTACCAATATTAACCCTTGTCAATTGCAGCTTTAATTTCTTTAAGCCACATTTCAGGAAATATTTTCTGTGCTTCTTTGGTTGCGAGTCTGTAATAGTCGTAGGTTCGGGGAACCGTTGGTTGTTTTGTTGTATAGCTAAATAGCTTTGTAGTTGTATCTCCTTTAACTCTGTAAATACCACCACCTGCTTTAAACAAACCTCTTTCTTTTCCTGATTTTTCTACTGGAACACTTACTACTCTTCCCATTGAAGTTGTTTTCTTTCTATTTGCACGTTTAGAAAGACTTGTTGGAGAAGAACTACCTTTTCTTGTGTTAGACCTAGCGAGTCCTGCAAGTGTTTGAGCGTAAAACCATGCAGGAGTTTTATTTTTACCAAGACCAATTTGATCTGTATTAGGAACAGCCCAAGTCTTGTCTGAAATATAATTTTGCGCTCTTAATGCTTTAGTAAATCTTGTTGTATAAGCTGCACCACCTGAAACCATAGGAGGAAAAAGATACTTTGCAGGCGCATTGCCTTTTCCTTCTGCTTCGTTAACAGTTAACTCAAGCCTATTATTATCAACAATTCCGTAACGAATACTATTTAATGTGTAAGGTGCTGCTTGCTCGCCAATTCTAAAATTAGCTTTCATTTGCCTCGGTATAACATTCTTCTTCATTTCAAAGCCAAGCTTCCTTAAAGCACGACCTCCAGAATATTTAAGTTGCGATTGTTCGAGAACATTTAAAGTCTTAAAAAGTTTCTTAGCTTCAAACTTAACGTACTGTCCCATTGTTAATAACTCAGAGAGCTTATGTGTATGTTAGCAAGTCTTTGGCGTGAGACTGGTGTCCTAAGTGACCTAACCCCCCGTGCCGTTTTCAAACTTTTCCGTTTTGCTATAGCGTTTTCCAACATACAGCCCTTTTACCCCTATACCTCTATAACTACATAAAAAATATACTAATTAATGATTAAGGTTAGGACTAGGACACTTCTCTCAAATCTCTTGATATGAGTGGGTGGCAACCTCGTCCAACCTAGACTCTTCTAGCTCATGGGTATGGACACCTATCAATTCTCGAATGTAGACCCATTTGCGACTGTTTTTTGGCCCTCTACGCTTTTTCACAAGTCCCAAGTCTTTCAATATGGTTGCTACTTGCATCTGGTCATAGCGTGATTGTCTTTCTAAAGGTTTTTCAATTACCTCAGTTAATATTTTATTAGTGGTAAATTCTTGAAGTGCATTAACTGGTGCATTTACATAATCTGCGATCTTATTTTTCCAAGGATTATCTATTAAATATCTTTCATTTTTCTCGTTAATTGTAAGTTCAGTTTCTACTGGAAGTTGCCAAGGTGTTTTATTTTTATACTCGCAAACAGCCTGTGACCAAAGTTGGTCAACTTCCATAGATAAGCCGTCACAATTAATTTGATTTTGAATAGTACAAGATGTTTCTATAACCCAGAATCTTCTTGATCCAGTTTCATCCAAAAGGAAACCATCGTGTCTGTTAGTTGAACCTACGATGATGCCTCTACGAGGAAAATCTTCTGTAGCTTTACCGTATGGAACTCTAAACATATCGGTTGATTGTGAGAGAAAAGCTTTAATTTCTCCAGACTGTTTTTTAGAATTTATATGATCCAACTCGGACATCTCCATTATCCAAGAACGGTGCATGATCATTAATGCGTCTTTTGTAGAAATATCTTTTAAAGCATCAGAGAAAAACTTACCGCCCAATACAGCCCAAAAAGAAGATTTCCTTGCACCTTGCGGCCCCATTAGAACACAAGCATTATCGAATTTGCAACCTGGTTCGTAAACCCTTGCTACTGCTGCGATCATGGTACATTTCAACATCTGATCGTAGATTGTTGGCTCTGGTAATGCAGCGTCTTCAGGTCTTAGGTAAGTGCTTGCAAGTCTGTCGATAGATATGGGAGAAGCATTTTTCTTGCAGTCTTCTAAATATTCTTTAACTGGGTCGTAGTCATTTTCTCTAGCAACTTGAACTACGCAGTCATAGGCCAAATCTTTGGAAATTTTATGTCCATGATCTGCAAGTCCTAAATAGAATCGTTCAGGTGATGCTGCGCCTTGACATACATTTTCATCAAATTCAATTTGTTGAGTAAAAATGTTATATCTAAAGTTGCCTTCTTGCCTTAATGCAAAGAGTAAATCATGCGCCTCAAGTCTTTGTAATCTTTCGCTGCTGCGTTCTATTTGTGTTTCTTCATTATTAGGTTTTTGATTGTTACTGGCTTGCTCTTTCTTAGGGTTATTGAATAAGCTCCATCCTTTAGGTAAAACTGTTACTGTTTTGCGAGGAACATAGCCATTTTTTATAGCCCAATACCAAAAAGTACCTGCTGTAATATCTTTACCGCCTGAGTTAGCAATTTGATCTATGCCACCCCAAGAAGGAGAGTGAGATTGCATAAGATTTGTTGCGTAAACGCTGTCTTTACCAGCATCTTCGCAAGCTTTTATTAATCCCCAGAGTATATTTCTATACATGTGATATGTATTACTACCAGGCGTTCTTTGAGGAATACAATTCAATGCTTTTTCCACGACCTCTATGGGTTCTTTTCTGTAGTCTTTGTACTCTGAACTTTGTTTTATTTGCTCATTTACTGTGGCAGTTGGTAGACAACCTTCAATATCCTTGACGGAATAAAGTTTGTCAGAATTATGAATAATTGTAGTTAAACCGCCTGCACTTCCATCTTCATTCATGTGATAAGTTCCAGGTAATCTCATCACTCTGGAAGGATTTTTTAATGCTCTATCTGCGTCTGCATGATCTAATAATCTTTCTTGAATAGGCTTCCAAGTTTTTGGATCAATAGATTTTTTTAGAATCCAATAATTGTGTATGGATTTACCGCCTGTATCTATTTGAAGGCTTGGTTCGGGGAGTCCCAAGTCTTTCCAAGCAAAAATCTGATCTTCTTTCGGCCTATCATCCCATTCGCAGAAAAAAGCTTTGCAATGCGTGATTGAGGAATCGGTGTCGCCACCATCATTAACAACGATATAAACACCACGCCCTTCTTCTTGGCATTGCGTAATCCATTTAAGATCTGCATTAGATTTTTTACCACGATCACGATCTTTAAGAGGATGACCTTTTGGATAGAAAGATCTAAGTCTGACTTGATCTTTTGTTTTGTTTAGAAGTTGGGTGAATATTCTCCATTGGTTACGATCTAGTTTTAATTCGCTCATTGAGATAAGAGATAGGATTAGAAATTATTTGAATAGCGTCTTGAACGCTACGAGCAACACCTGTGATGCCGCCTGCCTTATTTACGCAGGAAAGCCAATTATGCTGCATTGGTGAAAGTTTGCCCTTAGCAGTTTTCACTTCGATACTTGTGAAGACTGCAAGTTTTTGTCCAACCATGTCTGAAGTGACTTCAATAGTTTTAAAGCCGATTAGATCAGAAGAACCTTTAGCTAAACCAAACTGAACTGGTCTTCCTGTTCTTAGGTCTGGAAGTTGTCCTACTTGATTACGAAACATTCGGAGGTCGGGGAGTTGCCCCAAAGCAAGTCTTATCTCCTGTTGGAGTGTTGTTTCTTTGTTGCTCAAAGGGATAAGTTCTTTTCATCAGATTAAAACAGAAGTGTTTGAGTTGCAGCAAGATGGCTGGAGTCATATCTGGAGTTATCGCCTTTTGGATAGGGTTCTATTTCGTAAGCTAAGTTTCTAAGCATTTCTTTTTTATCCTTTTTTGTTCCAATAAAATAGAAATATCTGTGTTTTCGTGGCCTGTCTTTTAGATATAAATCGTCACCATAAATTGCTTTAAGTTTGTCAATCTTGCCTTTTTCTACTCCTCTGCCAGCGTGATCCATAACAGATGCACTATGCAAATGTTCCATACCTTTAATTTTGTAATCGGTGCGTTTTGCAGATAAGCCTGTGTAAATGAAATTGGTGGCTTGATAAATATATCCGTGGTGATTGAGAGAAGTGTCAGCGTAACTAACTACTACGACAGGGGATGGAAGTTGTTTGAGTGTGGCTGAAACAAAGAAACTTAGCGAGTTTTTTGGAAGGTTATCGTTAACTACTAATCTATTTAGTTCTAAAAAATTATCTTGATAGTGACCGTTGAAGGCATGTTTAATTAAGGTATGAGCAACAGGTCTGCCATAGGAACAGATACCAAGAAGCGAGTTGTTTTCATATAAGCCAAAAGCGTAAGAAATAGATGGAATTCTTTTTGCGTAGTGTTTATGTAAAAACCACTCCTTACATTCTTGATTCTTAATTTTTTGAACTTTATAATTATTTATCACTTAAAACGCCCCTTATCATCTACATCTAAATGTGAAGCATATAAATGCAACCCATCAAAGAAGCAGGGTTGGACATGATCCATAAAACTAATAGTGTTTTCTGTATTAAAAAAAGTTCTTGTTCTTGCTTGTCCTCCTCTGTCATGATTGATTTCAGTTAATGATATACCTTCAATTCCTCCATCTTTTTTGCACAAGATAGAACAACATTCTTCCAGAATTTTCTTATCAATTCTTTCAAATTCTAAATCAAATTCTAATTCACCAACATAAGGCTTTCTAATAAAGAAAGAAATGCGTTTGTGTTGCTCGAAAACATCTGCATCAGTGTTTGTAGCATATCTAAGAATACTATCAATTTTTTGATCTTTCATTTTTGATCTAGCTTTTAAGCTTAAATCAATTGCAAGAAGTTTGAAGTCAGAATTGTTAGTCATTGTATTTAAAAATAATAGTTATGAAAGAAGAAGTATCTAAGACCCCCAATTCCATTTTTCGTTTAAGCTGTTGTCAGCGGGTTTCATTGTTTTCATGCCTTTGTTTTTCAAGGCAAAATAAGCCCATCCTTTTTTGTAACCACGCCTTTCAGCAATAGCTAAGAAGTCCTGCAAGGTTTTTGCGTTTTTATATTCAGAATTTCTTTGAGTTTTTTCTTCAGCGTTAAGACGAACTTCTTCTCTTTTTAACTCAATTAATTCTGCTTCTTCAAATCTTATTTTGCGTCTTGCTATTTCTTTTTCAAATCCACAACAAGGACAAACACGTTGAGGTCTGTAGGTTGCAAAACATTTTTCACAAACAGTTACGGATGGAGCTTGTTCATTCTTTCTTTTAGATTTTGCTTTGGCATCTAAAGACCAATTTCTTACGTCATCAACAAAACCATGATCTCTTGTACTGTTTACATGATCCAGAACTATGGCAACTTTATCTTTTTGCGGTCTGAGAATACGTCCGACTTGTTGCATGTATAACCCTTCAGATTTTGTCGGTCTGAGGAGGATTGCACAGCCAATAATCGGTAAGTCAAATCCTTCTGAGACGACATCGACTGACACAAGGACTTGGATTGATCCATTGGATAGGTCATTAATAACCTGATCTCTATCATCATTCTTCATCTCACCTGTAATTATGTCAGCCTTAATTCCCGAATCATTAAACTTTTCAGCGACAGCTTCAGCATGATTTATATCACAACAAAAAGCTACTGATGGGACTCCATTAGCGTATTTTCGCCAATGTTCTATGGTGTCTCCTTTGATTACATATTCTTTCATCCTGTTTGCTACTTCTTCTTTAGCAAAATCACCTGCCCTAGTTCTTAACCCATCAAGGGATACAGGTTTAGGTGCTGCAAAAACTCGGTGAGGAGATAAATAACCTTGCTCAACAAGTTCAGGAATAGTTGGGCCAAGTATTAAATCGTCAAAAAATTCTTTTAGGCCACGACCATCTAAACGACATGGTGTTGCTGTAACTCCTAAACGAATTGCGTCTGGATAATGGTTAAGAATTTTGCTCCAAGATCCTGCAACAGCATGATGGGCTTCATCAATAATGATTAGTGAGGGTTTGAATTTAGTGGTATCAAGTCTTCTGACTAATGTTTGAACTGAGGCTATCTGGGTCGGGGAGTCTTTAGGTTTGAATTTTGCTGCAATTATTCCGTGGTCTACGTTAATGGCTGCGAGTTTTTCAGATGCTTGTTTTATTAATTCTCTACGGTGAACAAGGATAAGTACATTGTTGTTTTTATGTAAGGCACTTTGAGTTATTTGAGAAAAAACTACAGTCTTTCCTGCTCCAGTTGGCATGACAAGTAACGCAGCTTTCGTACCTTGTCCGAACGAATTGCGACAATTTTGAATCGCTTCAGTTTGATACTTTCTTTGTTCCATGTGGTTGCATCTCACAGTATCAGGGTATATGATGTGACAAGTTTATGCAACCCTTATGAAAGGTAATGTCCAGCTAACTAACGAAGAGTATCACTCTAAAAAAGAGTACATTTCAAAGTCTGCTTTAGATGCTGCAAATAAAAGTGGGCTTCATTTTCAGCATTATGTAGAAGGGCCAAAATCAAAGCCAACTCCAGCGATGCGAATTGGATCTGCTTTTCATGGATTAATTCTGGAGCCTGATGTTTTTGATGATGAGTTTATTTACAAACCTGAATTTCTAAATGCAAGAAGTAAGGAGGGTAAAGAATGGAAGGCTACTCAAGAAGAAGCTGGAAAAACTGTTCTTAACGAAGACGATAAGGAACAGTTAGAAGCTATGAAAAAGTCCTTATTTGATTGCGCTCCTGCTAAAAAATTATTATCTGCTGCTGGTAAAGCAGAGCAAAGTTATTTTTGGGAAGACAAAGAAACTGGTCTTGGCTGCAAGTGCCGTCCTGATTATTTGCTAGAAGATGGAGGAACAATTGTAGATTTAAAAACTACAACCGATGCTTCTTACAGAGGTTTTTTAAAAAGCATTTCTAACTTCAGGTATCACGTTCAATCTGGCTGGTACATGAATGGTTTAGAGCAAGCAACTGGTGAAAGACCAGACCGTTTTATTTTTATTGCAGTAGAAAAAACTGCTCCTTATGGAGTTGGTGTTTATGAGGCTGACTTGTATATGACCGTTAATGGTTATGACCAAGCCAGAATTGATTTAGAAAAGATTGCTAAGTGGAAAGAAGAGGAAAAATATCCAAACTACTGCACCGAAATACAGCAAATCAGTTTGCCATCTTGGATGACTGGTGCTGTAAAAGGTAAGCCTCCTGCTGGCTATGACTCTATTCCTGACATTACTTTGTTCTAATGAGTTGGCACTCTTCTTCTTTAGGATCTTCAATTCACCTCTTTTGGGTTTGCGAAAAGCCAACTGTTAAGGGGAGAAACGTAAGGATCACAGCACCAACGCCTGAAGAGGCAAGAAAAATACTTGATAACAAATTTCCTGAAGCCAAAATTTTATTTAAAAAAACATTGCCATGACTGATCAATTTAATCGTTTGTTGATGAAAGAAATTAACGAACACAAAGCATCTATTGAACGCCTTGAAAACAAACTCGACAAAGTACTTGGTGCTTTTGAAATCTTATTAACTTCTGTACCAAAAAAGAAAAATGACTGAATCAGCATTAACAAATACTCCTGAGTCTTCCGTTTACAAAAACGAAGGATCATTTGAGTTATATCAACGAATGGCTAAATCATTAGCCCAAAGCAAATTAGTTCCTACTGCTTATCAAGGACAAGATGGATTACCAAATTGTCTGGTAGCTCTTGAGATGGCAAATCGCATGAACATTAGTCCTTTAGTGGTCATGCAAAATATGAATGTTATTCATGGAAAGCCAAGCTGGTCTGCTCAGTTTGTAATTGCAACGATTACAGGATGCGGCAGGTTTGAGGACTTTGATTATGAAGAGAAAGGTACAAAGGCTATCCGATGTAAAGCCATTAGAAGAAAAGACGGAAAGGAGGTCTTTGGTGCATGGGTAACGATGGAAATGGCACAAAAAGAAGGCTGGACTCGCAACAGTAAATGGTCAACTATGCCACAATTGATGTTGCGTTATAGGGCAGCAACTTTCTTTGGGAGACAATATGTGGCAGATTTGCTCCTTGGGATACAAACTGAGGATGAAATAGTTGACATCCAACCTGTGAATGTAACTGTGCCAAACACACCCCATGAGGCTGCCATCGCAGAACCAAAAGAAACTGAACCTGAGTTTAGAGATGGCAAATGGAGGCCACCTCTAACTGAGGAAGAAAAACCAACCATAGGTGATGAATTTGACTTCTGAATTTCTAACTGACACGCAGCTTGCCGAACGATGGCAAATGCACCGTAAAAGTTTAATTAGGTGGAGGAGCCAACGAAAAGGGCCACCATTTATTGCAATTAACGGAAAGATTCTCTACAAAATGGCTGATGTAGAGAGCTACGAACAAGCCAACACTCAAGCAAATGTTTCTTAACTTTTATCATGTTTAACATCAAACTCGCAGTATTCCCACAATCAGCAGAAGACCACAAAAGGATTCGTAAAGACAAGTACGATGCAACAAAGAAGTATCCCGAATTTGGTGGGATAGCAAATGTTCCTGTTAGTGAGTTACCTGCTTTAATCAAGTATTTAACTCATGCAACACCTGACTATGACGATTATCTAAAACAAGAAGTTGTCCCACTAAGAGCTAGTGGATACATGAATGAGTCGAAAGGAGGCAAGAAGTATTTAGGCTTGCAACTCACTAGCGATTACAACAAGCAGCAGGAAGTAAACCAAGGCAAATCTATTAGCGCAAATAAAGACGCTGATAAGCCTGCTGTTCCTGAGACAAGCAAAGAGAACTCAAACTGGTTCTAATTAATGGTCGGGTAGCTTGTATTTATACAAGACTGGGATGGAATGTTCAGAAAGAATACAAGGAGGTCACGCAAAGCACCTTCATAAACTGCCCGATCTTTTATTACTTTTTCGTTACACAAGGTTGCATTGAGTTACCCCTAGTGTTATGTTGAGCATAAGCGTAAAGCTTTTATCTTTTATTTTTAATACTTATCTTCTATGCGAAGACGTACTAGCGCAAAAAAGGCTCTTACTGCAAAAGCCAATCAAACTAAGATTGATAACTCAAAAGTTTCTTTTGAGATTGAATCTATTGACAAGCAATTAGCTACAGATTATTTAGCTACTAACTTTGAAAACAATAGAAAAGTTAGATCTTCTTCTGTTTCTAAAATAGTTGAAGATATTAAAGACGGTAATTTCCATTTAAGTTGGGATTGCCTTGCCTTTAATGAAGAAGGCCAATTAGTTAATGGTCAACACAGATTATCTGCTGTTATAGAAGCTGATATTCCTTGCTTGTTTTATGTTTTAAGAAACATAGATCATTCAACGGTCAAGCATTTCGATATTGGTAATAAGCGAAGCCAAGCTGATCGTATTTCAGTTCATGGGACACCAATGCACCCTAAAGCTTGTGCTGCTATCAAAGCTATGTTTGGTGACTGGGATGCTAATTTCACAGGATCAGCCAAGTTTGGTAATGCTAAATTTGATGACTTAATTGCTTCTTACTACAGCAGACATTCTGAGTATTTTGAGCAACTTGAAGCTGATGGATATTTTAAAGCGAAATACATAGGCAACTATGTTGCAGCAGCTTTCAAAATCTTTTTAGAGATGAAAGTTGGGAAAGCAAAGTTCAATGAATACCCTCATGAGATGGAACCTTACGAAAGAAGTACTTACTGGTTGGATTTGTGTACCGATGGCAAATCTAAAGACACGATGATCGATTACAACACAGATCAAGCACCGTTTAAGCTTAAAGAAAAGCTAATTGCTAGGAAAGGCTTAGGTAAAACTATGTATGGGCAAGATGCTTTCAAGCTTCATTGCGTGGCTGCTTATTACTTTATGCAAGGCAGATGCCCAAACATAAGAGTTGACAATTTAAAAGGAGATCCTTTTAGTGTCTTTAGAGGGTTGTCCGCTTCAAATGTATAAATAATGGAGAAGAACATACCTCTTCTCCTATAAAGCAACTAAAATCAAATAAAAAAAAAGATGATCCAACCTCTTGTTATTAGCAGCGTTATTAGCGCAATCTCTGTTGTAGCTGCAAAAAAGTTTCTTAGAAGAGAACCTAAGATGCAGAAAGTTCTTGAAAGGAGGAGACTTGATCCGACCTAACAAGCTAATTCCTTAGAATTGGTTTATCTCTTATCTTTATCTCATGGCTTTAACTTTCAACAGTAAAACGATTAAGAAGGTTATTAGTATTGATGAGCTTGAAAAACTAAGTGATCCAGAACTAGAGCTTGTAGAAAAAGAACTTGAAACAGCTATTAAAACCATGAATGAAAGCATGGCAGAAATAGCTCACGAAAAACATTCGCAAGGTCTTAAACCTGACTCTGACTGGCTGATAAGAATCAAGAGAAAGAAACAAATTTGTGATACTTTTTTACAAAAAATACAAACAAATATAACGCTAAATAATAGCGAATTTGTTAAACAAAAGTACCAACAAAATCTAAACAAATTGTTACAGAAAGCTCTTGGTGTTACAGAGTTTGAAGCTTTAAAAAGTGAAGCTCAAAACATTACATTTGAACAAGTCATTAACACTAAAACCACATGCTAGTGTGTTAGAAAACTACTCTAGTCTCTACAATTTAAAAATGCCAAAAGACTATGGCGTAAATCTTCTTTCTTATGGACTCGACTCTTACTTCAAACCTTGGTACTCAGACGGAAAAGCTATCTATTGGGGGCAGCAATGCCTTACTAGAAGCGAAGCTGAAGAAGCAGCTAAAGCCTTGGCAAGTGGAGAATGGAAAAGCCCAGTTCTCTAATTTTCTTTATCTATTATTTGATAGAGACAATGCAGAGTTGCCACTAAAAGGAACCTATTCAGGTCTTTGGGAGCTATTCCAAGAACTTAAAGAAATAGATCCTGATCTACCAGAACACATTCGATTAAATTTTATTCTTAAACATAATGACAAAGCCAGCAATTGATTCAGAAAATGAAGGGAAAGTAGTTTCAGCTTCTGGTCATGTTTTTCTAATAGAAAATGGAATCAGAAGGTGGCTTTCTACTCCACCTGATGACTATATTTGTACCAATGGCATCGCTCAGGTATCACGCAGGAAGAATGGTTCTCTATGAGGACACCTGTGAGTCTTGGCGAGTAAAAATCAAAACAAAACAAGAAAAACTTGACTTACCGTTATCTAGCAAGTCTCTTGAAGATGCAGTTTTAGAAGCTGAATATCTTTACGCAGACGCTAGAGCAATAAGCCAAGGCTTACCTAAATGTATTGATTGCTTGCATTGGTTAGTTGTTAAGGCCGAATGTGGTCTTGGTTTACCCGAAGGAAAAGGTAGCGGTGGAGTTTTTGCTAAGGATTGTGCATGTTTCTGGGCAAGGAATTAACAACATCTTCTAGCTCATAAATATATTCTTCTGCCTGTTCCAACATTTTACTAGCTTTAAAATTTTCTAAAGCCATCATGCTAATGATTTCTGCTATCCCTTCTACCCCTGCTTCTGATATTGCTATTCGTAAAGCAATTTCAATTCCTAATTCATCTTCTAATGATATTTCTGCTGTTCTCCATGATTTCTTAGAGGTCATTGACAATAAGATCAATAAGATCTGCTTTCCTATAAACCATAGGCTTTTTCCCAGCCATTTGCCGCAGATACCAATTAGGAAAATGTCTTAAGTGTGACTTAAAACCATCTAATTCTTTAGGTGATCTGTAAACAAAAGGTTTACCAATCCAATCAAGTAAATTCATAACGGCATGAGAATCGAGAAACCCTTTAGCTGGGGATCAGGACTAAAGGGGATTCTCTGTCTGTTGTGGAGCGTATTCCATCCCACTCCAAACTTAAAATAACTTAAAAAAAGTTACTAGCAAATTATCTTTTATGCCTACTCCAAAATTTGAACTTAACGATCAAGTTAATAAAAAAAGAAACACAGGAGTCTTCTTAAAAACAGAACCTGCTGTTGGAACCATTATCAAAGTCATAGAAAAGCACAATGTAAGGAAACGCATTTGCTATTACTACGGAGTAAAATGGCCTGATGGCAGGCGGTCAGAACACGCACAACACATACTGGTTCCAGCCCCATAATGGTTAATAAAATTCAAGCAGACTGTCCTGAATGTGGGAACACTAGGACTAGAGTCGTATGCACTAGGCGTGATCCCGATGGAGTTACCATTAGACGCAGGAGATGTGTCACCTGTGACTATCGGTGGTATTCAATTCAATACCCAGAAGTTCCTGTTGCTAATCAAGAAATTAAGTGGATGAAAGGCGATGTTGCCAAATTCTGTCCTTCTACTTAACTCCAAAAATTCTCTGTAAAAAACTGGGTGCTTCCATTTCTTTAGCTACGAGTCTTCCTTGTAATTTTGCTATTTGTTCTAAACAAGTAGCAATAAAATAACTTTGATGTAAATTTTGACGTTGCAAAGAAATTGCATACTTACGCAAATCGTTTATGTCGTGGCTTTCTTTTATCGCAAGGACTCTTTTTTCAATTATCAATTCCTCCTCTAATGTTGGTTTAGAAGCTAAAGCCTCAAGAAACGTAAGATCTACTGGTTTCATGCTTTTCTTTTATCTTTAGCAATTTTTCTTGACGCAAGTAAGCCCTAAGCTGTTGCCTTCGTAATTCTTTGCAATGAGAACATTGACATTCAGATTTCATCATTTTCTAGCTCATTAGCTTTAGCGAGTAATCCTTTGTAGGAGTTGTGAAGCTTATGACTTGGGATATGACGACCATCTAAGACGTAAAGCCGATCTAAACGCATTGCATGGGCAACGTCTTGACCCATAACTGTTTTTATTGCTCTATTAATCATTGCAATTTAAGAGTCCTGTTAGGCCACAGTCTAGCCTCAATAAAATCAACGTCTTCAATGCAAAGACTGTTGTTATTTTGTTCGGCAGCAGATTCAAGTACCCAGAGGGTAAAGCGTTTGCCTCGCTCGCTGTTGAAGAAAAGTTTTTTCATTTGAAATATTCATGGAAATGGCTAAAATATTTTTGTACTTCACCCCCGATTGCAAGCATTATCATTTTGGTTATTGGATAGCTATTAAACCCTTAGAGTTGTAGAGGACGCTAGGGGTTTTTTAGTATCTACTGCCCACGCCAATTTCTAGGTCTAATTGAATCAAGCCTAACTAATTCCTTGTCTATGGCGTTGAGTCGATGAAAGATCTCACGAATGTCTCCTTGGCGTTTATTAGAGCGATTGCCAAGAACCATTAGTAAGGCTGACACCATAGCACCAATTAACGCAGCAATGATTTCAGACATTTACATTAGGCCAAGTTCCTTGCTGTATCTTAATCCATGCCTTTTGTGCTTCTACCAGATCAGGCTGTGATATGTCTGGATCATTAATGATGCTCCACAACTCAATTCTTTTATTTATAGATTCAACAGTAATACCGTGAGACTGTGCTATTACTTCTTTTTGCGCTTGTGACAAGAACTTCATTACTTTTTAACCTTTTATGTCTAGATTAGTAATGTTTTCTAGTTTTTACGCATGGCAGAGTCAAAAGTAGACGAACCGAAAAAGAAAAATCCTCTGCAAAAATTAAAAGAGGGCTTGGATGATAAGGAAGAACAACTGCAAGTCTTGTCTACATTTGTGCGTTTGGGAGTTGTCGTTTGGAGTGGATTTATCCTCACTTTAAATTACGTTACGATCCCTGGTCTTGGGGAACAAGAACGCATAGATCCAACTTTTATTGCGTCGGTATTCACCGGGGCCCTGGCAAGTTTTGGGCTTGAGACAGCAAAAAAGAGAGGTGATGGAACGTATAAAGCTGACGA